GGGCGAGGCCCCGGGCGTTGGCCCTCCCCGGGTCTTGGAAATGGGGGTGGGGCCCCCCGGCGGCAGCGCGCCGGGCCGGAGCCGGCCTCGGCCGCGGCAGGTTCGCCCACCGCTTGCCCACGCCGGCAAGCCCGGCCTGCAGATCCTGGGCACGGGCCCAGCCGATCAGGATCGCGTCGTTCACTCGTGGCCACTTGGTCCATGGGATTCGCTGCATGGTCACCCCCTTGGCGCCAGAGTAGCACGCCCCGCGCCCACCGTGACCATGGCTTCAACTGCCAGCCCGGCACGCCGGTGGCGCTGGTAGCACGGCCTGCACTCGCCCAGCACCTCGGCCTGGCGCTCGCCGCAGCTCGTGCAGGGGCCGTGGTAGCGCGACGCATCGAGCACGCCGGCCACGCGGGTCAGCAGCTCCACCAGCTCAGGATCGCAGCACGCTGCTGCCTCGGCGCGACACCGCGCCGCCATCTCCGTCAACGTCATGGCTTCACCCCCTTGTGCTGCCCGAGTCCGTCCAGCGCCCACACCTCGACGCGGGCACGCTTGGCCCGCTCCTGCAGCTCGCCCAGCACCTGCTGCGCCAGCTCTTGGGGGCCCCAGCACACCAGCGCACTGGCGAAGCTCCCCGCTGTCTTGGCCCGTCCGTTCACCGTGTCGAACGCGATCCGGCCCTTGATCAGCACCACCCATGCCGCCCGGCCCCACACCATGCGGAACCAGTACGCCTCGCCGCACTTGGCAGGAACAAACGCCACCACCGGGATCGGCAGCCGCTCGCCCTCGTCCGCGCACTTGGCCAGCCACGCCGCGCAGTCGCTGTAGGGCGGATTGACCCAGACGATCCGGCCTGCCAGATCGAGGCCCTGCAGGTGGTCGCCCCATCGCTCGGCCAGCCCATCTTGCCCACGGCGCAGGTCGAGGCTGGCCATCGGCTGCACGCTGCTGGCCTCGCACCAACACGGATCCAGAGCAGCCGGCGGGCACAGGTCGAGCACCCACCGGGGCGTGTACCACTCATCGCTGGCGCCGTCCGGGTCGGCCTGGTCGAGTGCCACCATGCGGGCCAGCTCGGGAAAAAGCAGATTTTGCATGGTCAGCCCTCCACCGCACGCAGGTGGCCCTCGGCTGCCAGCAGTGCCTGGAGCACCAGCTGCTCGGCCTCGTCGTAGACCGCTCGCCACTTGGGCTGCTCGCCCACGCGCTGCTTGAGCTCGGCCAGCACCCACAGCTGGGCCACGTCGAGCCACACGCCGCGCCGCTCGCGCAACGGGCACCACACTGCCGCCTGCTGCACCGCCCACGGCACGCACCTGGTGCTGCCGCTCTCGCCCAGGTGCTCGAGCGCCAGACGCCCGTGGGCCAGCTCGACGCGGATCCGCTCGGCTGGCTGCTCGCCCCACCCCTTGGTATCGTAGAAGTCACGTGGCGCCTTGCGCACCATGCGCACCTGCTGGGTGCTGGCGAACCCTTGGCGCCTGGCCTCGTGCAGCTCGTCCTTGGCCAGCCGCAGCCGGTGCTCGAGCTCGGCCACCTTGCCCAGTCCACTCTCCAGCTTGAGCCGGCGCACCTCGCGCTCGGCCTCGTCGGCTCGACGCTCGGCAGCCCGCAGCTCGCCGTCGCGCTCCACCAGCTTGAGGTACAGCGCCTGAGCATCATCGGTGCCCTGCAGCCCCAGATAGTCCGCGATCGTGTCGGCCCAGGTGTGGGCGCCGTTGTCCCCAAAGTTGGGTTGCAAGGTCAGCAGCCCCAACCAGTCGCTGCAGCGCAACTCGTGCAGCTCGGCGCGCAAGTCGTCGATCTCCGCGTACAAGTCGCGCTCGGTGCAGTGCTTGGCGTGCCCAGCTTGGCACACCGGGCAGCTCGCCTCGTGCGCCTGGGTCGCGGTCGTCTCGCGCTCGAACACAGCTTGATCCGTGCTCTGCAAGTCGTTGTGATCGTTACACGTCGGATCGCGGTTTTCGGGGTCGTTTTTGGTGTTCTCGGTGGTCATGGTGGTGTCTCCCTCGGTGGTGTTTCCTTTGTAGTTCTGCACTTATGGGTGACGGCGCAGCGGTCTCCGCCGTCACCCCTAACCCTTTGTTATTCTTGAATAGGTGACGACGTGACGGCGTGACGGCGCATTGTGCATGCATGCGCACATGCACTTGAAGTCTCGGCGCACTGCTGTTTCGGTGTCACGCCGTCACCTATTGAATGATTCCACGCCTTTATGGGTGACGGCGGAAAAATCCGCACCTGAGATTCCTTTATCATCTTGCGCCTTTATGGGTGACGGCGCCGCCGTCACCCCTAAGTCATTGAATGCACGTTCTGCCCTAGTGTTCTCGCGTGGTTGCCGGTGACGGCGCCGCCGTCACCGTGTCGCTCAGTACCGATCCCAGCCCCTGCTCGAACTCGGCGCAGGGTCCTGCTGCTGGCTTTGCGCTGTCCTCTCTGCGTAGTAGACCCGGCCGAGCTTGCCCTTGTGGCCCTGCACCCCAACGTCGCGCAGGGCCTGCACGATCCGGTGGGTCTCGGTCGGGCTCGGCGTCTTGGTCGCAAAGCTCGGAAGTGCGCGGCAGATCTCCGCCAGGCTCACGCCACGCGGTGGCCTGGTCACGTCGAAAGGGGCGCAGGCCTGCCAGTGGTCGCGCACCTCGGCTGCCAGTGCGTCGTCCGGCTCGTGGTCGCTGTTCACCGCGCTGAGCCGCGCCAGCTCGTCGTCGTCCAGCCACCACCGGGCAGACGGTTGGCGGGCCTCGACCGCCATCTGGGCCCAGAGCTGCTGCACGTCGATCCCGTGCTCGGGGTGGCAGCGCTCGATCGGCACGGTCCACCAGCGTCGGTTGCCGGTCTTGTCCACCAGGTAGTGCTCGGGATTGACGCTGGCGAAGAACGCCGTGCGCCGGATCACCCGTTCCTCTCGTCGGGCGTAGGCGCTACGATAGGTATCGCTCTCTTGCGTGACAAAGGCCTTCAGCGCCGCGATGTCGCTGCGCTTGAACGTGGCGTCTACCTCGCCCAGCTCGCAGAGCCAGACGCTCGTGGCGGCTTGCACGCTGTCGCGGTCTCTGGGGTCGAGCATGCGCCCGGTCAGCACCCACGCGCTGCCGGGTGGTGCCAAGCTGCGCAGCCAGCGGGTCTTGGCCCTCCCCTGCTCGCCCTGGAACACTAGAACGCCCTGAGCCGCAAAGCGCCCGTCGAAGTCGGGCAGGATTGCTGCCGCCGCGCCCACCAGCCAGCGGTAGATCAGCAGGCCGCACAGCTCCCGATCCTGCACGCATGCCTGTAGCTCGACGCTGGCCAGCAGTTCGGGCAGCCGGTCCACGCCATCCCACGGCTTGCTCTGCACCCACTGCAGCACCGGGTGGTACTCGCGGGCCAGCTCGTTCAAGTGCTTGAGGATCGGCGCCCGGGCCAGTCCATGCTCCGCCGCCCTGTTCTCCACCCAGTCGAGCGCCACGTTGGCGCTGCGCTCCTGGTGTACCTTGAAAGTTGGGATCTGCACTTCCAGCTGGTGCGTCATGAGGTTGTAGCGCACCTCGGCCCCAAAGTGCTGCAGCAGAGCCGCGGTGTTCCTCGCATGGTCCTTGACCGGCTTGCCCCGCTCGCGCACCGGAAAGGTCAGCCGCCCGGGCTTGTTTGTTTGTGCGTCGAGCTTGTTTGTTTGTGCGTCGAGCTTGTTTGTTTGTGCGTCGAGCTTGTTTGTTTGTGCCGGCGCCTCGCGCTTGCGCGTGGGTGCTGATCCTCGCGCCGTAGGCGCAGCCGGCGGATCGTCGCCGTCGTCGAAGAACGGCCGGTCCTGCAATCCGATCCCGGTCTGTTCTGCTTCAGCTCGCCACTGAGCTGCGCCCTCCTGCAGCTCGGCCGTGTAGCCCCCGCCACCTTCCATCGGCCGCTCGGCTTTTGGGCCGCCCTTGCCCGAGCGCTTGGCGCTCTGCAGCTTCTGGCGCAGCTCGGCCTCGCCCCACGGGGGCGCGCAACGGGCATTCCACTGCCACAACAGTGCCCAGGCCTCCGCGTCGTGCAGCTCGAAGTCGTGCACCAGCGTGCATGCGGTGACGAACGTGTGATCGTCTCCGCGGGCGCCCTGCACGGCGCCGTCGCGCTTGGCAATCCAGGCCTCGGCACGCACAAGCCGCCGATCCTCGCTCCTGCCTCGCTTCAACCTCGCTTCACCCTCGCTTTGTGCTGGCTGCATCAGCTCGGGTTGTTGCGCCTGCTGGCTCGGCAGCCATGCCAGATCAAACACCGGGATCGACTCGACCGGCGGCAGCGGTCCATCGAACGCCCAGCGGTACAAGCCGCCAGACGGGTGCACGCTGCCCGGCAGCACGATCTGGCTGCCGTCTCCGTACAGGTCGCCGCCTTGGTGCACCACGCTGCGGTCCTTGCGGCTGTCCGGCAGGTGCGGCACCTCGAGCTTGCGCTTGGGAACTGGCACGCCCACCGGCCAGCGGTAGATCAGGTGACCGCCATGCCCGCTGCCGCTCACCGTGCGCAGGGGCGTGGGTGGAAAGTGATCGAGCGCCCAGGCCAGCCACGCGTCGCCGTCCAGGTCGAGCGCCACCCAGCCAGTCGCACCGCAAATCAATCCCACGTTGGCGTCGGGGTGCTGGCCCCAGTACGCCCGCACGTCCACCTCTGTCATGCGCAGTTGCTGCCAGCCCTGCACGGCCGGCGCCTTGTCGCGTGGTCGCAGTGGGTGGATCGTCAGTCCGTAGCTCAGCAGTTCCAGAGCGGTCTGCTGCATTGTTGGTTTTTTATCAATCATCAAGCAACCTTGGTGGTTAGATTGCGCCGAAAGCCGTGCGGTTGATCACGCCCACGGCATCGCGCCGCGCTGTAGCCGGTGGGCGTGGTTGTGTCGCCCGATCCCAGCCATCTGCTCGTTCAATGGCTCGCAGCGCGTCGGCCCACGTTGCTGCCCGGCCTGCACCCAGCTCGCGGCGGGTGCGCACGTTGTCGGGCTCGTCGTAGTAGTAGCACTGCCAAGCAAACGGCGCCTCTTGCTTCGCGGTGGTGCGCGGTGCCGGTGCCCTAGACATCAACGCCATGGCGCTTCAGTCCTTCCACGGCCTCGTCCACGCTGGTCACCACCAGGTAGATCCCGCCGTGCCGCTCGACCATGGCCTGCCAGGCACGTTGCAGCTCGGTCTGGCGCCCGCCACGGCGCTTGACCTCCAGAGCTACCAAGCGCCCGGCCGGGCTGGCCACACCCAGCAGATCGGCGCTGCCGGGCTGCCCGTAGCGCACAAGCTGGCCGCGCTGGTCTACCAGTGCGCCCGAGTTGTTGCGCCAGACGGTCAGCCCGGGCAGCGCGCCCAGGCGGGCCAGTATCTGCTGCTGGATCGCCTGCTCCCGCATCAGTGCACCTTGAGCTCGCCGCTCGCCACCATGCGCCGCAGCTTGTGCAGAGCCAAGTTGCCCTTGCACTGCAGATTGAGCTCGAGATGCACCGGCAAGATCTCGAGATCGCCGCTCAAGTCGTGCAGCACCAACTTGGTCAGCAGGTCAAGGTCGCGCCGCTCACGCGGATCGACGGCAAAGCGCACCGTCACCTCGTAGTTGAGCACCACGCTGTCGTCCAGGTTCTTGTGCTCGACCTTCCACTTGCGCCCGACCACGTGGGCCCGCGCCACCTCGACCACGCCCAGCAGGGACACCAATTCCACGCGGTCGTCCTTGAGCCGCTGCACCACCTCGTCGCCCACCTGGCGCAACGCCTGCATGGGCGTGTCCTCTGGCGCCTTGCGGCTGCCAAACTTCAGCTCGACGATCCCGGCCTCGGGCAGCTTGCCCCCGGCCATCCACACCTCTCCACTCCAATCAGCCATCACTTCCTCTCTGGCAGGGCGTACACCCCGCGGTCAATGCGGCGGATCTCGCCGCGGTTGCACATCTGCTTGAGCAGGGTTTGCACGCTGTCGCGTGTCGTCCTGCGCTTGGCCACCAGCGCCTCGATCAGCTCGGCAGCCGTCGCCTGCTTCTTGTCCTGCAGCAGCACCAGCACGGCGCTCGCGTGTCTTGGCTGCTCGGTCCAGTCCGATCCCTCGTCCACCGCCGAACGGCGCCGGCCCTTGTTGGCCTCGCGCTGCTGCTCTTTGTCCAGCTCGACACGCTGATCGATCGGCTGCCGAGCTGCCGGCCATGGTGCGCGCTCGTCGGCCTCGAGCTCGGCCAGCTCGGCCTCATGATCCTCGCGGTCCAACTGTTGCAGATTCTGCAACACCTCGGGCGGCAGCGCAGGTGCCTGCTCTGGCAGCAGCCACTGGCGCAGCTCGGCCTCAAGCTCCTGCCGCCGCAGTCGCACCCTGCTCAGGTCAGTGGTCAGTTGCCTGTCGCTCTCGATCAGCTCCGCCAGCTCTCGAAGTTGTTGCGGTGTCATTAGTTGGCCTCCTGCTCGATCGTCGTCTTGGCCGTCTCGACCGCGTGGCGCAACAGCTCGTACTGGCGCTTGGCATCGCGCTCGACCGTCGGCCAGAACTGGTTGGCCTGCACCCAGCGCTCGAGCACCGCTGCCGTCAACGGGGCCGGTGGCACCTGCTGCACCATCAGCATGGCCAGAGCCAGCCGCAGGTGCGCGATCACCGGGGTGGTGGGCATCAAGTCGGCCTGCCGCAGAGCCACCAGGGCGCCGGCCACCAGCTGCACGTTGAGCTCGCGGGCCGGCTTGCCCTGCACCGCCATCGTGCCCAAGCCACCGATCAGGCCGCCCAGCACCGCGATCACGCGGGCACGCACCTGCTGCTCGCCGCGCAACCGGATCTCGTCTCGGTACACCGGGATCATGCTCGCTTCCATTCCTTTGCCTCCAATCTCAGGGCGTACTGCGCCCAGGTCCACCCGGGCTTGTAGCCCCTCTGCTGCCGCTCGGTGTCGATCTGGCGCCACAAGTGCCAGTCGATCCTGCGCTGGGCCGTCCGGTCTGGCCGGCCTTCCATCTGCTTCAGCTCGCCCGCCTGCACGGCTGGCGCTGCCTTGGTTCCTCTCGAGACCACCGCGTAGCACCGCGGGCACGTCAACGGACGTGGGTGCGCCGGGAGCACGGCGAAGCACTCTTTGCACGTCAGCAGGGCCAGTGCGTCGCTGGCCTTGCCCCGCGGCTGGCCGCTGCCCGGGTCGTACTCCAGCGGCTCGTCCACCGGCCCGAGCCGGGCCCAGTTGCCGCCGTGGTCGAGCACCACGCAGTCGGCCTTGCCACCGTGCAGCCGCAGGCCTCGACCCACCGCCTGGCGCCACACGATCACGCTCTGCGTCGCCCGCGCCACCACCACCGCCGACACCGCCGGATTGTCCCAGCCCTCGATCAGCAGATCGGCGCTGCACAGCACTTGCAGGTCGCCCACCTCGTGCCGCTCGAGCAGCCGGGCCCGCTCTTGCTTGGGTGTGCCCGCGCTCACCACGGCAGCAGCCACACCGCGGGCGCGCAGGGCCTCGGCCACGTGCTGGGCGTGCTGCACACCGCTGGCGAACACCACGCCGCGCCGATCGCCGGCCCAGCGCTCGAACGTCGCCGCCACGTCGCCCACCAGCTGGGGCCGGTCGAAAGCTTGCGCCAAGTCACCCGGGGCGAAGTCGCCGCGGGCCGTCCGCACGCTCGACAAGTCGGCGCCCGGCACGCTCCAGTAGACCGCCGGCACCAGCCAGCCCGCCGTCGTCAGCTCGCCCACGGTCGGGCCCTTGATCGTGGTCGAAGCCACCGCGTCGAACCGGGCGCCGTCGCTGCGCCACGCGGTGCCAGTCAGCAGCACACGGAACGCATGGGGCCACAGCTCGAATACCTTGCGGTAGCTCGCCGCCATGGCCCGGTGGCCCTCGTCCACCACGATCACCGCGGGCGCGTCGGCCCTCTCGGGCATCCGGCTCTGCACCGTCCGCAGCACCAGGTGGTCGCTGTCCAGAGCCCAGTCCGGGCCCACGGCGCCCAGCGTGTTGCGGGCCTGCTGCAGCAGCTCGCGACGATGCGCCACCCATAGCACCCAGCCGCCCATGCGCAGAGCGCCGGCCACCACGCTGCATGCGGTCACCGTCTTGCCGGCACCCGTGCCGAGCTCGAGAATCGCGCCCTCGTGCCCGTCGCAGTACGCCTGGCGCAGCTCGTCTACGGCTCGCTGCTGGTAGTCTCGCAGTTCCACGCCGCCACCTTCACTTGGCCCGCACTCATGGCCTCAATCCGGCGGGCTTGCTCGACCGGGATCGGGCGCCGGCCGGCCAGCCAATGGCTGAGCAGACTAGGGTGAACCCCCAGCCGCTCGGCCAGCCAGCCGGCCCGGCGCCCCTCGGCCTGCAGCCACGCCTTGCACTCGTGCTGCTGGTCCACGGTCTCAGCTCCTGCGGCGGTTGCTCACCACCACTTCCTCGACGATCGCCACGCCCGGGATCTCGCGGGCGCCCTGGTCCACCGCGTGCTGCACCAGCGCCAGGTCGGGCCGCCAGTACACATCGGGCACACGGCTGGGATCGGTGATCGTCGCTGTCCACTTGGTCTTGTAGCCCCCGGTGCTCGTGCCGGCCTTGACCGGGCCCGGGCCCTGCTCGGCCGCCTCGGCCGCCTCGACCACCGCCTCGTGCACGCGGGCCTCTTGCTGCTCGAGCTGCTGGGCCGCCTGGGCGCTGCCGGCTTGCGCTGCCGCCGCCAGCTCGGCCGCCTTCTTGCGCTCGGCCTCGAGCTTGCGCTGGGCCTCGGCCTCGGCCTCGCGCTTCTTGCGCAGTTTCTCGCTGGCATACCGCGCCAGGTGTTGCTCGACGCGGGCCTTTGCCTCGTCGCACGGCTTGGCCACCTTCTCGCGGAACAGCGCGTCCACCTTGCCCGTCACCTGCTTGATCGGCTCGACCACCGCCTTGCGCTGCGCGTCGGCGTCGGCCTGCAACTTCTTGAGCCGCCCCAAGCCCTCGTGGCCCAGGTTCTCGTCGTCGTCGTCGGCGCACGTGTAGCCCGCCGCCCACTCGCTGGCAGCTGCCACCCGCGGCAGCAGCGCCTCGGCCTTCTGGCCAGCCATCACCAGCAGCTCGTCGGCACTGGCCGGGGCCGGCACCGGCGCCGGGGCCTGCTGCTTGGCGAGTGCGCCCTTGTGGCTGCGGTACGCATAGCGGTGCACGATCGGCTCGACGCAACGGGCCAGCGTGTCCACGTCGGTGGTCGCCAGGTGCTCGGGCCCACGGATGTCAACCTGCAGCCGCTCGGCCACCGCGCCCAGCGTGTTCGTCGCACCGGGCCACAGCTCGCGGGCCATCTTGAGCGTGCAGCTCCACGGCAGAGCTGCCAGTGCCTGCACATCGGCACCCACCCGGCCCGCCTCGGCCAGCACCAGCGTCAAGTCGAAGTCGAGGTTGTGCACGTACACCGGGCCGTCACAGTCCAGCAGCTCGAGCAGCTGCTGCACGTGGTCGGCGCCGAAACGCGGCATGCGCTCCACCTTGTCGTCGGTCCACCCGTGCACCTTGGCCGCGCCTTCCGGGATCGGCCGGCCCGGGTTGAACACGAAGTGCAGAGTCTTGGCGAAGGTGCCTCCGTCCCAAACTCCCGCGAAAAGCTCCACGATCTTGTCGGTTTCCGGCCTCGTGCCGGTGGTTTCGGTGTCCAGAACTGCGAACTTCATGGTGGTGTCTCCTTGGTGATCACGCTCTCGCGTGGCCGGTGGGCGCCGGAATCGAACCGGCCTGGCGGCTGCAACGCCTTTGACCACTGCCCCCGGTGGTGCACCCCGTATCGCTCGGTGCCGCGCTGCCGCCCGTCGCATGGGTCGCGGCAGCCCTCACCTCAGCCGGAGCCGTCGCCGTCGCCGGAGCCGTCGCCGTAGCCGTCGCCGGAGCCGGAGCCGTAGCCGGAGCCGGAGCCGGAGCCGTCGCCGTAGCCGGAGCCGTCGCCGTAGCCGGAGCCGGAGCCGATCGCCTTTTTCACCGCGCCCATACCGCCGCCTCCACAGACTTGGCGCCCGCCTCGTCGCAGTTGATGATCTCGATCGCCTCGGTCAGCACGATCTGCGACACGGGCGCAGCGATGCGGCTCTTCTTGGGATCCAGGCCGGTGGTGGCGATCTCGTTCAGCGTCCACGCGCCCTGCCACTGCCAGATCCGTCGGCTGCGCTCCAGCGTCACTTCCTTGCCGATGCGCTCCACCAGGTAGCCGAAGTGCACTCCAGCGCTGTAGGTGCGCACGATCACGGGTTGCTTGTTCATCTGTCGATACTCCCTTGGTTATGCCCGGTCGTCCGGGCGGTCAGTTCTGCCATTGCCTCGGCGCGTGCTGCCTGCAGCCACTCGAACGGATCCAATCGCCATCTTCAGAACGCCGGGGCCCGCTTCTTGGGCGCGTCCGCCGGCTTGTCGAGCTTGGCCAGCAGCTCCTGGTAGCGCGCCTGGAGCTGATCTTGCACCGCGTCGTTGCCGTCCGCGTCGTGCCAAGCCCGCTCAAACTCCGCCCGCAGCTCGTCCTTGTTCATGGCCAGAACCATGCCGCCCTCGAGCTCGGCAGCCGTCACCTGCTTGGCCTGCTGGGACGCCGGCCGGCTCTGCGTCGGGGCCTGGCGGCTGCTCGAGCTGCTGGTGGCCTGCCGCGCCGGGGCCACACCGGCGGCTTCCATCGCCTCGAGCGTGTCACCGCTGATCGGCCCGTCGCCGGCCCAGGTGTACGTCGTTTGCGTGTCGCCCTTGCTCCCGGTACGCACCACGATCAGCTCTTGGCTGTACAGCTTCTGCAGGCCAATCGCCCGCTTGAAGCCAAGCAGGCTCTTGAACTGGCTGCTTCCCATGTCCCACGTCTGGCGCTTTCCGCCCTCGACGTTCCACAGATCGATCGTCCAGACAGTGAACGGCCCGTTGTTGCCCTCCTTCTCCTGCTCGTCGGGCTCGGTCAGCAGCACGATCCGGCCGGTGTCGCCATCGTCTGCCAGCTTGAAGTAGCGCCCGGTGTTGGCCTTGTTCTTGTAGCTCTGCTCGCTGTCATCCCATGCCATGGTGGTGTCCTCTCTTGGTGTTGTGCGGCTTGCTGCCGCTGTTACATCGGGAAGCCAAGTGCATTGAGCACCCAGCACGCTGCCCAGACGCACGCCGCGGCTGTCAGCACTACTGCCCACCCCGCCGGGTCGATCAGCTCTTGCAGATCGTCCTTGACGGTGGCGAGAAAATCCCCAGCCCAGTCCGGGCCGGGATCGATCGGGTCAGGTTGTTCGGGTTGCACGGTGGTTTCCTCTCTGCGGTGGTGGTGCGTCCGGGGCGCTTGGTGTCGCCCGCACGGCCCAAGCTACGCGGCTCAGTCTTGGCTGTCAAGAAATCTTGACAAGCTCAGGCTGCCGCAAAAACGCCAAGGCCCCGGGCTCGCGCCACAGGGCCTTGACCACCAAGGGGTTGCCGCACCACCGGCAGGTCCACCGCTGCAGATCTTACAGGAACGGCCCCGGCTAGGCTAGCCGTGCAAGCCGTTGAACCGCCACGGGTAAGGATGCAGGGCCGGCCATCGCAGTCATCCGCGCCGGTCCACGATCTCGATCTCGGCAGCCACCAGCTGCAGGCCGCGCTCGCGGGCATACAGGTCCACCAGCTCGGGCAACACCTGCACGATCGCCAGCACCAGCTCGGCCCGCGTGTCGCCCGCCGGCACACCAGCATTGGCCAGCATCAGCTCGATCAGCTGTTCAGGGGTCATGGGGCGCCCCCGCGGTGTCGAAGTGCCCGCCCTCGACCTCGACCGGCAGCAGCTTGCCGTCGCAGCTGGTGCGCACCACGCCGCTGGGTGCTGGCTTGGTCGGGTGTCGATCGACGGCAAATCGCACCTTCTGGCAGCGGCAGGTGATCGCGCTCAGGCTGGTTTGGCACTGAGCCGGCCACGTGGTGCCGCAGCCAGTCAGCAGCACCGCTGCCGCCGCCATCATCGCCAGCCCTGCCAGTAGCCCCATGGTGGCAAAGCCGAACGGCGAGCGCAGCGGCTTGTCGCGCTCGGCCAGCATGGCTTGCGCCAGCCGCTCGGCCTGGCGCTTGTCCTCGACCTTGAGCACGATCCCCGCGCCGGCCAGCACGGGCACCAGCACCGCCAGCACCTCGTCGCTGAGCATCTGCGCCACCAGCTGCGCCAGCTCGGGCGGCAGGTAGTGGCCCAGCCAGCGGGTCAACGCCACCGTGGCGATCGTCACCAGCAGCCACACCAGGCGGCTCTGCACCACCGGCTTGGTGGCTCGCGGCTGCTGCCTTGTTTTGTTGGCCAGCCCGGCCTCTCGAGCCGCCAGCCCATTCAAGTCTCCCATGGTCACCCCCTCGTCGGGATCCAGTTCAGATCCACGCTGCGCGCCACGCCCGGCACCTTGCCGTCGCAGCTCCACTGCCACACCCACCAGGTCGGCCACTCGCCCAGGTTGCCCGGGTCGGCCAGACGCCGGCCGGGATAGCGCGCCAGCCACAGATCCCACCCGGCCAGTGGCTTGCCGCCGTCGAGCTGGTAACGCACGAATCCGGCGCCGGTGTAAAGCGCTGGCCGCTGTCCAGTCAGGTGCTCGGCCTCGAGCAGACACGCCTGGGCCCACTCGCACAGCTCGGCCGGCTTGCGGTCGCCCGTGCTCTCCAGATCCAGCACCAGACGGGCGCCCCTGCAGTGCCTGGCCGCGTGTTGCGCCTCTGCCGCCGGATTGTTGCGCGGTCTGGCGAAGTGGTACGCCAGCACCTGCCGCCCGGGCTGCAATCTGGCGCCGTCGAGGTTCTCCTGGGCTCGCGGGTCAACGTAGGTCGTTCCCTCGGTCGTCTTGACCGCCACCCACGCCATGGCAGCCGGCACCTCGCCCCAGTTGATCCGCTCCTGGTGGTGGCTCACGTCCATGCCGAGCTGCACCGAGATCCCCAGCGCGCCCAGCGTGCGCGGGCCGGCCTTGCCGTCCACCGTCAAGCCCTTGTCGGCCTGGAACTGGCGCACCTTGCCCTCGGTCAACTGGCCGAATCTGCCGTCCGGCTTCAACCCGAGCTTGGCCTGCAGCTGGCGCACCACCTGCCCTACATCGCCGTACTGCAGAACGTACACCGGCAGCGCGGGCTTGCTTGCGATAGTCATGGATCGTCCCTTTGCCGCCCATCGGGCAGCAGCCGCAGCTTGGGCCACCCGCTGGGCAACGGGCCGCGCTTGCGCGGCTTCTCTGGTGGTCAGGCCCGGCGCTGCTCGTGCAGGACCGCTCGCAGATCCGCGTCGCGGGCCACCTCGAGCTTGGTCACCCGCTCGATCACGCCGGCCTGCGTCGTTTCCTGCTTGGCCAGTCGCTCGCCCAACTTGCCGAACTCGCCTTTGAGCCACACCACCGCGGTGACCACCACGATCATGGTGCTTCCGGCTGCCGTCAAAACGGCCAGAAGCGCCCCCCAGCTCACGGTCGTGTCAGGCATTTGCGATCCTCCTTGCAGGTGCTGGCAATCTTAGCCGCAGCGTCACAAGGCCTCAAGATCAGCACTGCGCTGCCAGAACTGCACGCACCAGCCGGCCACGCGGGTCAGCTCGTAGACCTCGATGCGTGGCGCCAACTGCTCCACCACTCTGAGCGCCCGATCGATCTGCCCAGTCGGCGCGTCGTTCACCTGCTGGCCCGTCCTCGTGATCGCCACGCTCGTCTGCGGCAGGGTGGCGTGGGTCTGGCAGTAGATCTCGGTGCCGCTGGCGCCGGAAGCCTGGGAGCTCACCGCTGCGCCGGTGTATCCGCCGCCGTTCAGGCTGGCGTGCTGGTGCGGCAGCTGCTTGGTCTGGTTCTGCAGATCGTCGCTGCCGCACCTCGTCATCCAAAGCGCCGTGTAGCGGCAGGCTGGCGGCACCAGCACGGACACCCTGCGGCTGGTCAAGCCGGTCGTGTTGGCCTCGACCGCGTGGCCAGGGCAGGCCCACAGGGTGGCGCCCACCTGCACCGGCCAGTCGTCGGCCGTTAGCAATAGGGCCAGCGCCGCCGGTGGCGTCGGATCGGTGCCCACCAGGCTCGTGCCTGGCGTCAGGGTCGCCGGTGCCTTCCAGCTGCGCTTGGGTGGTGCTCGCATCGTTCCTCCGTCAGTCGCCCGGGCGCCACAGTACCACGGCCGAGCTCACGTTGACCGTCTGGCCCGCGTCGGCCTTCACGTAGAATTCAAGTTCCACGCCCGCGTCTGGCGAGCCGTCCAGCTCGGCGTAGATCGTGCTGGACTGCATGCTGGCGTCGCACGCCAGCGTGGTCTGGCTGTCCTTGCCGGTCGGGCCGCGGGCCAACACCCGGATCCGATCGGTCAGCGTGCCGCCGCCGCCGGTCCATCCCTTGGCCATCACCTTGAGCTGCGGGCGCATGTCCACACCACCGATCGGCATGCTGCTCTGGTACGGCAACAGCGCCTTGCACTTGCCGATCAGCGCCCACTGGCCGGCCGGAACGGTGCCGAACGGCGCCGTGTGCCGCACCCCGCCATACTGCCCATCGTCCTGCACGAAGCTGCCCACCACCTGCCAGCGGTCGCGCAGCACGGCCACCGAGTTGCGCAGGCACCGATCCAGCAGCTCGGTGTGGATCGGGGCGCCAGCCACGCTCAGCAGCCCATCGTCGGCCGGCCAGAAGCCGCTGAGCTGCTGGGCGTACGGCGCCACCAGCGGCGGCAGGGTCACGTCGGGGTCCGGGTACACCAACACGTGCGACACCAGAAACACACCGCCCGGCGCCGTGTAGCTGAAGCGCAGTCGATCCTCGGTGTTGGCGATCGTCACCGTGTGGTCGTAGGCAAGCCAGGTGCCAGCCACCACGGGGCGAACGGCGGGCCCCCACAGGTTAGTCCACGCGGTCGGATCGCCTCGCCCGCTCTCGGTGGTGAAGGTCAGGTTGCCGGTGTACGCGGGCAGCACCAGGTGGCACACTCGATAGCGCAGCCCGTCCTGGCTCGGCACGATCCCCACGGTGAACGAACTGTCGCGGCTGATCGCGCTGCCCATCGTCGGGCAGAAGCTCACCAGCGGCGGCTGCCAACAGCGGAACAGCGCGTTGGCGTTCTGCAGCGCTGTCTTGATCGGCTCGATCGCCATGGTCTGCGGCAGCAGCTTGGCCGCCTTGGTGATCGTCAGCTGCGCGTTGTAGGTCACTGCCATCGATCACCCCCAGCTGCTGGCATCGCCCACGTGGGCAAAGTTCTTTTGATAGTCGCTCGCGTTGGCCGTTTCCGGCAACGTCAGCCAACTGGCAGCGCTCAACACCGGGGCGCCGCTCGTCCCGCCCACCGTCAACTCGCAAGCCGCGCCGGTGTCGGTAGCCGCGGAAATGCGGAACGAACCGCCGCCGGCCTCATTGCCATTGCCGGCCTCGAAGTGGCGCAGCCATGCCACGCCGCCGCCTTGGCTCAGCGTCTTGGCCACGTGGGGGTAGAACCGCTGCTCCACCACGATTTGGGTGGGCGCACCAGCAGGGCCCACCCAGCTCGTCACGCGCATGGCCGGGCACAGGGACAGCTTCTGGGTCGTGCCGTCGATCAGGATCGTGCCCGTCACCGCGCCGGCCCTTAGGTCACGCTTGATCCCGAGCACTCGACCGTTGCCCAGGTATCCCGGGGTGCCAGTGCTCCACTGCCACACGGCGAAGTGAGTGATGTTGAGCCGCACCAGGTCGCCCACGTCGATGTCGAGCCACGGCACCAGCTGCAGCTCGATCGCCTGCTCGGTCTGCGCCGGAACGAATCGCGCAATCGCCCACTGCGTCACCTGCTCGGCGCTCACCTTGCCGAACAGCGGCAGATCGTAGTCAACAGCCACCACGCCCTGCTGCGCCGCGGCGGGCACGTCCTGCACCGCAAACTTGTCTTGGTCGTCGGCGCCCTGCGGCACGGTCACCCGCACGGTGTTGGGCACGTCGCGCTTGCGCACCGCCACCACCGCGTCGCCGTTGGTCGTCAGCAGGTGATCATCGGTGATCAGCGTGCCCCAGTTGCCGCCGCCCGGCTCGGTGCTCACCAGCGCCACGCGTTGCCGGCGGGCGCCCAGCAGGTCGTCGCCACGCACCACCACGCCGCGCTGGCTCAGTGCCAGCAGGCCGCCGAAGCACTCCGCCAGCGTCTTGCCAGCCAGCGCCACCTGCACCGGCAGAGACACCAGCGGGCCCGCCGCCAGCTGCTCGAAGCTGGCGTTGTTGACCGCGCTGGTGGCTGCCGTGCTGCCGTCGAGCCCGTAGCCTCGGCCATAGTCCAGCGTGTCGTAGGTGCCGCGCTGGCCCGTGCCGCTGCTGCTCAGCAGATTGCGCAGCACGTCCTTGGCGTCACCGCCAGCCCCCGCGATCAGCTCGACGGTGGCGCCCGGCTTGAGCTTGCTTTTGTCGATCGGCTTCTGCTTGGCGTCGTAGAACCCGCTGAAAAACACCAGCGTTCCCGCCTGAACCAGCTTGGTGTAGGTGAACTCGGCCGAGTCAACCCGCAGCTTGCCCCACGTCGGCAGGCCCAGCGCCGGACTGTCGAGCTCGACGGCCACGCCACTGGCCGGCGGAGCCGGGGTCAAGCCGGTGCCCTGGAATGCGCCGGCCACCAGGTCGCCCCACGAATACCAGTTCAGCTGGTACTTCTGGCCGGCCGCCACGCCCCACGGATAGCTCTGGATCTGCGGCGGCATGCTGTCGCTGAAGTTGAAGAAGCACCGATTGCCGAGCACGCCGTTGTTGGGAACGGCGCCGGCCTGCATGGCCACCTCGAAAATCCACACCGAATCCGAAAAGCCCGTGATCAGCAGCTCGCCCAGGTAGGTGCCAGCGTCGAACAGACCGGACACCAGGTTCTTGGTCAGTGGCAGCGCCGCAGCCCAAGCCGCCTTGATCTCGTCGGCTTGTTGGGCCGGTGTCAGCAGATCCCCGCTGGCATGGCTGGCGAACGGCTCGCAGATCACCTCGAAGTCCCACAGCTTGACCGGCGGGCTTGCCGCGTTCCAGCCCGCGATCCGCACCACAAAGTTGTAGCCCGGCTCGACGCTGAAGCGTGGTTGCTGGTCCACCACCTTGCCGGTCACCTCCACCGCCAGCGTCTGATCCAGCCGCCGGTCGAGCGCCTGCGCCTGCAGTTCCCACTGGCCGGCCACGCGATCGGGGCCATGGTCGATCGTGCCGCGCCAGATCTCCTCGGCCTCGTCAAGCAGAGCTGCGCCGGTCATCGTGCCAGACGGAGCCACCGGGCTGGCGTACAGACGCACCTGGCGCCCGCGCCACCACCTCGGCAGGCTGGTCACCACCGAGCCCACGCTGCCGGTGAAGTGCTTGCCGGCCAAGCTGCCAGCCGTGCCACGCGTGCACCCGGTGAAGCGTGGGCCGGGACCACCCACCGCCGTGCCGGTGTAGGTCACCCGCTCGAGGCCCAGCCAGAACGTGCCCGCCGCCGGCCAGCCGGTCACGTCGTCCACGTAGATCACCGCGTCGTTCCAGTTCACGCTCTGCGATAGGCTCGCCTGCAACGGCCACTTCTTGAGCCAGCTGCGCACCGCGGTGGTGTCGAGCAGCTGAAACGTCAACGGGTAGCCCACGCCCAGCCCGGTCTCGCGGTCCACCAGCTGGCCCACCTCGCTCGACTTGTCGATCACCAGGCTGGCGTCTTGGGTGTAGCCAGTGGGCAGCGTCAGCGCCGTCTGGCGCTCGATCCACACCACCGGGATCCCCTCGACCGTCAGCCAGTAGACCACGCCCCAGCCGTACTGAACCGGCGCCCAGACACCCATCGATCACCCCCTCGGCAGTGCCAGCAGCAGCTGCAGCACGGTCTGGCCCTCGTCGTCGCCCAGCAGCTCAAGGCCGGGCTGGTCCACCACGTAGCCGTCCAGGTAGCCGTCGAGGTTGGCCACGCTGTAGGGGCTTGTGTCCGCAGTCGGGTAGATCCGCACCCGGCCGGTGGTCAGCCAGTGCCACCGCTCGGGCCGCTCGCCTCGAGCTGCCAACAGCTCGACCTTCTGCAGCAGGTGGTTGCCGAACACCGGCGCCGCCACACGCCCCAGCCGGTACTGCTGCACCTCGACCTTGGCCGCGTCCTCCGGCGGCTCGACTGCCACGCCCAGCACGTCCACGCGTCCAAGCGGAACCTTGGTGCCCACGTGGCTGGTGGCGAACGCGTACGCCGCATCGGGATTGAACCCGAGCCACGCTGCCAGGTCACGGTCTGCAGTCCAGACCGGCCGAAAGTTCACGCCGTTGGTGCTGGCCAGCGTCACCCGGCGGGTGCTCGAGCTGTAGGTGATCGAGTAGAGCCCGGCCGGTGTCGTAGCGTCGAGTAGCGCTTTCCACTTGGTCAGCGCAGCGCTGAACACGTACGGCACATCGAGCCGCGCCGTGGTCGTCGCCGGGCTGCTTGGCTGTTCCTCGATCACCAAGCTGTTGACGCACCGATACTTGCTCGATCCGTCGCTGTACGCGTAGCCCTCGATCCGCGCCATCTCACACCGCCTGCCCCTGCACGTCGAGGCTCACGCTCCACAAGCTCACGCCGGCCGAGCTGCGTTGCACCGGCCCGAACGCCACCAGTTTCCACCCGCTCGTGTCGCCGGGCGCCACCACGCTCTCGCTCACCCGCGCCACGTTGCTGAGCCGCAGCCACGCTCGCCGCGGGTGGCTTGCCTTCTGCACCACGTCGGTCAGCCGTGCCAGCTCCAGCGCCTCAACCGTGGTCTGGCAGCGCGCCAACCATGGGGCCAGCCCCGGCACGCCCGGCCTCACAGCACCCTCCGCGCTGGCCTGGCCACTGTCGCGCAGCCACTCGGTGCCGCCACGCAGCGCCACGTACCCACGCGGGCCCGGTGACCACGTGCCAGCCGCCGAGCTGGTGCCGGTCACCGTCACCTGCCCAACCATCGCAGCCATACCCAGCAGGGTCTGCGCTTGCGCGTTGGGCGTGTAGCTCCACACGCCCCCGCTGTTGGTCAGGCTCGCCTTGGCGCCCGCGTCCGCTCCGTTGCGCGCCCAGTTCCATGCGAACAGGGCCAGCCCGCCCCATGGCCGCGCCAGAGCATTGGCCCAGCTGCCCAGGCTGTTCAACGCGTCCACCGCGCTGTTCTCGGTGGCGCCACACGTCCACACGTCCGAAAGGCCGCCCACGGTGGCCGTCACCTGGGCAGCGCTCCACGTGTCTCTGGTCTGCAGGCTCAGCACGTCAGACCCCCTTGGCCTTGGCCAGACCGCTGCCGCTCAGGCTGCCCAGAGCTCCCTGCACCGCCACGCCCACCTGCTGGGGCGTGCCCACGACGAAGCCCTTGCCGAAGTACAAGTTGACCACTTGGCCGCCTTGGCCGCTTCCAGATCCGCCGCCTATGGCACCATCGCCACCGGCGCCAGCTCCGCCCACGCTCGGCACGCTGGGCGCTCCGCCGCCGCCGCCGATCACGCCGGCCGCCACGCTGCCGTACAGCACCGCCGCCGCACCGTGCGCAACCATAGCCGGAATGTTGGGATAGCTCGCCACCGCGGCGGCTGCCTCGGTCACTGCCAAGATTGCCGCCTTCTCTCGCTCGCCGTCCACGAAGGCCGCAGCCACGCCGCCCACCGCGCTGATCGCGTCCGGGGCGCTCTGCTTCATGCCCTTCCAGTTCTGGCTCACCTGCTGCACGCCCTGAGCTGCTGCGGTCAGCGCCTTGCCCAGCTTGGCGCCCGGGCCGCCGCTGCTCGTCATGAGCGCAGCCGGCGCCTGAATGGCTTGCGCGATCTGGGTCACAGACTCGCGCAGCCGAGCGTTGCGATCTGCGTCGGCCCGGTTGAGCCGATCCTGGTATGCCTCGTACGCCTGCGCCTGCTGCTCGAGCTGCTGCCGCTCGAGGTTGGCGCGGTCGGCCGAGCCCTCCACCGTCTTGTCGAGCTGGCCCTGCAGCTCGTTGTCGATCCGCGTCACCTCGGCCTGGTAGTCGAGCCACGCCTGCCGCCGCTCCACCAGGTCGGCCCGCTCGAAATCCCCCGCCTGGCGCAGCCGGTCTGCCAGAGCCGCTGCACGCTGGCTCGCTCCCTTGGTCACCACCTCTGCCGTCTTGGTCGCAATCTCGGCCGAGCGCTGGGCGCCGGCCTGCATGGTCGCCACCAGCTCGTCCTGCACCTTCTGCGCTGCGTCGATGTCCGCTTGCTCGAGCTGGCGCCGCTTCTCCGCATACTCGAGCCGGATCGCCTCAATCGCCGCTTCCCGCCCCTTGGCGGTGTTGGCGTCGCGGCGGGCCTTCTCGATCTCGGCCTGTTCCTGCAGCTTGAGCTCGCGCTGCCTCAGCCCGGCAACCTGCCCAATGGTCAACAGGCTTTGTCCCGCCGCGTCGGCCTCCGCCTTGGTCAGCCGGATCCGCGCCGCCAGCTCGGCATCGTGGGCCTGCTGCGCCTTCTGCCGGCGGGCCTGCAAATCGGCAACCGCCTGCTTGCCCAGCGCCTGATCCTGCACCGCCAGCCCCAGCACAGCCGCCTGCAGCCCGGCCAGCTCTCTGCGGTAGGTCAGCTCGTCCACCAGGCCTTTGCGGTGCTGATCGCGCAGCAGGTTGATCTGGCGCTCGATCTCGCTCGACTTGGCCGCCGAAACGTTGAGCCGCTGCTGCAACGCGTCGCGCTTGTCCATCGTCGCGTTGGCGCGGGCTTCTTCCACGGCCAGCTCGGCCGCGATCACACTGGCCATAGTGGCGCGCTGCTGCTGCGCCGCGGCCGCCTGCTGCTGCTTCTCGACCACCGCTTGCAGCTCGTTGGCCTCGTCGCGGGTCTTGGCCACCAGCTCGTCCTGGGCGTCCACCTGCCGCTGCAGCTCGCTCATTTGCCGCTGCAGTTCGATCCGTTTGATCACCGGAGCGCTGGCCGCCTGCTTCTCGATCTCGTCCATGCGCGCAGCCAGTGCCTGCCGCTCGCGGTCGAGCACCACCGTTTGCTGCGCTGCCACCTTGGCCCGCTCGGCCTCGTTGCCGATCTGCGAAGCGATCCCCAGCGCGTCACGCGACAAGCCCAGCCGATCGGCCACGCTCGGCAGGTCGATCGACCCCGCCGCCAGCCGGCCAAACTCGCGCTCGAACGCCTTGAGCGCTTCAGGGCCCTTGCCCAGAGCCTCGACGAACTTGGTGGCCGCCTCGGCGCCTTCCTTGCCCATCGCCTGAGCACGCGCCTGCACGCTCGTCAACAGCGCCTCGCTCGGGCGCAGCGCCAGCGGAATGTCCTCGAGCGCCTGCTGCAGCTTGATCGCCTCGTCCACGCTCAGGCTCAGCCGATCGGCCAGCCCACGCGTGCCCGCGTTGCCCAAGCTCTGCACCTTGGCCTCGGTCTCGCTCAGGTGCTTGTAGAGCAGATACCCTGCCGCAGCCGCCACGGTCAGGCCGGCGCCGATCATGCCGATCGGGCCCGGAATCACCTGCAGGATCTTCTCGGCGCCGCCGAACACGTCGGCAATCTTCTGCACCGGCCCGGGCAGCTGGCCCACCAGGTCACGCACGCCAAGCAGGCCTTTTTCAAGGTCGCCGCTCGACTCGGCCATGCCCTTGAGACCTTCCCGGGCCTCGTGCACCGCCTCCTTGGCCTTGTTCTCGCCAGAGATGCTGATCTTGGTCTCGACGCGTGACGCCGCAAACGTGCTCACTTTTGCACCTCCAGACGCCTGCGCAGCGTCACCAGCCCCCACGCCAGCCAAGCCGGGTAGCTGTCCGGCCACCCTGCAACCGGGCCGATCCTAGCGCATTCGTGCAGGGATAGAAGCGCCTGGAACTGAGCGCCACGCAGTAGCCCGAACGGGCAAGCCGTCCACTGCCCGCCCGGAAGCTCGGCGCCCTCTGGCACCTCGTGGCACTCGCCCGCCCTGCAGCGGCATGGCCACACCCGGCGGTACAGCGGCTCTTTTTGCCAGATCGTCAACAGGTGCGGCAGAAGCGTGACCCAGGTGGCCGGCTCGCCGTCCACCGCCACCCAGGTCAGTTTCCCCAGGTGTGATCCACGATCGCGTAGTACAGGGGCGTGATCAGGTGTGCCGGCGGATTGGCCAGGAACTGCTGCACCGCCTCGGCCGAGCCGTCCAGGTTCACCAGGCACAGCTCGAGCACGCGCCGGATGTTCTGCTCAGGCGGCAGCCCGGTGACCTCCTGATCCTCGTGCCAGCTCAGCGAACGGATCGTCGCCACCGTCGCGCCCTGGTGCTTCGCACACTCGTCCAGCCCAACCCAGACGCGTGGCAGCTGAGCCTCGGCCACGTTGGCCTCGGCCAGCTTCTGCGCTTCTTGCTGCTGCTGCTCGGTGGCTTCCTTGGGCAGTGCAGCCAGCACGGCCCGCACCTGGCGCCGTCGCCAGGTGTCGAGCCGCCGCTGCAGTGCCTCGGGCCTCAGCTCCACGCTGGGGTCGCCCGTGAAAACCAGTTGCGCCGTGCGCGCCGTGCTCGTCGTGATCAGTGCCATGGTGCTGCAATCCTCGGCATTGTGTTGCTGTTGTGTTTTAGCCTGTTACGCCAGCGCGATACGGAACACGCTGTCCAGCGGGCTGTCGGCGCTGGTCTCGGCCGTATCGGTGCTGTCGCCGGTGTAGGTGCCGGCCTCGAACTGCACCGTGTACGCCTGCAGACCGTCGCGGTCACCGATCGACGGCACCGCCACCACCCGGCCGGCCGGCAACAGCATGCCCAGGCACTTGCCCACGCTCGGGCCCACGTAGATCCCCAACGAGTGGGTGGTGCCGAGCTCGAGGCTGGCCTGCCACACGTGGCTGCCGGTGTTGCCCGCGACGCCGGCCGCGTCGTACACCGTGTCGTCCTTGTCGTGCGGCACGCTGAAGCTGAGCGCCACCCGCGGCTTGATCACCGAGATCGAGCCAATGCCCTGCGGGGCGTAGTGGCACTTGTTCTCCTTGATCGTCGCCTTCCACTCGATCGCCACGGCCTCGAGGCCGCACTTGATCGACGCGTCGAGCATGGCTATGCCGCTCTTGGTGCCCACCAGCTGGGGCGTGCGGGCGTAGCTGTCGGGCACCACCAAGCCGCCCTTGGTCTTGTCCATCTGGTAGTCGTAGAACTTGAACGTGAACTCGATCGTGGGCGTGCTGCCCGCGTCGAGCTGCAACTTCCAGCTCTCGCACACCAACCCGGTCAGCACGTAGCAGTACTTGGTGTCCGGGCCCACCCAGTAGGCGGTAATGTACTTGGGCTGATCGTCGCTCAACCACGCCGTGGCCGTGCCGTAGACGTTGGCCGCGTTGTCGTCGTAGTTGGCCGCCGGGGCCCGACCGGCCTCGAACAGCGTCATGAGATCGACCACCTTGGTCTTGATGAAACCGAGCAGCGGGGCCACCGTGCCAGACACCGCAGCCGCGATCAGCTCGCCCGCCTTGTGCAGCGCGCCCTCGCCGCCGTCGCCCTGCACGTTGGTGCTGTCGGTGCCCGCCGCCGTGACCTTGGCCGCGCCGTAGTCGCTGCTGCTCAGGAACGTGCCGCGCCAGAAGTTGGTGTTCTTTTCGCTGAGCGTGACGCCGACCAGCGCCTCGACGTTGCAGCCCAGAGCGTTGGCCGCCAGCACCAGCCACGGCGGCACCACCTCGGCACCGCTCGCCGGGGCCTCGCCCGGATCCTCGGCCGTGGGGTCGTAACCCGTCTTGAAGCCCTGCAGCGGAACCGCAAACGTGATCGAGCCCGAACGCCGGCCCACGATCCGCTCGGGCGCCGCTCCCACCTGCCCGGTGGTCAGCTCCATCTCTTGCGTCTCGGTGGCGAACGTCACCTTGGGGGTGTCGCACAGCAGCGCCTGGAACTCATTGGCCGCCAGGGTGCTCGGGGTGGTCAGGTCGTCCTGCAGCGCCAGCAGCAGAGAATGATCGGTCCAGAACTGCGCCATGGTCTTGCCCTCCTACTCCAGTCCTCGATACAGGAACCGGACCGGCCGCGACACTTGCAGCTCGTTCTCGGTGCCCACAATGTTCGCCAGCTCGAGCTCAACACGCAAGAGCCCCAATGTTTCGCCAGCGTCGCTCGCCAGCCACGTGTACAGGTCGTCCGCGATCTGCTCTGCGTCCTCTGCCACTCGCAGGTACGCTCCGCCGCCGGGCGTGTCCACGTACCACACCTCGATCAGTGCCTGGCATTCCCAGTCACTGCAGCTGCGTCCGCCTTGCACACGTCGGCCCGGGTTGCAGGTCAGCAGCACGGCGCGGCTGCCCATGTAGGTGTGACGCACGCCGATCACCACCTGGTAGCGATCGTCTACGCCGGCCCGTGTCAACGGATCCAGCGCCTCGATTCGGCTTTTCCACTCCTGCAGGATCTGCGAACTCGTAATCACTGGCATGGGTTACCGCCTCGCCTTGATCGTCATAACGTTGCGGTGCTTGGTCGGATCGCTCGTGCCGTCGTTGTCCTTGTCGTAGCCCTTGAGGCCGCCCAGCACCTTGCCCAGCTCGTCGTTGAACGCGAACCGATACTCCCGCACCAGCGTGGCCAGGTCGCCCACGAGCCCGATGCCCATATCGGCCAGCACCCACCGGGCGCCAACCTGGGCAACCTCGGCAAATGCGCCCGGGCTCACGTACAGGTACGGGCGCCGGCCGGTCTGCTCGATCCCGTTGCGGATCTTCTGGCTCACCCGCTCAGCCACGCCGCAGCAGAATTCCTCGCTGCGGGTCGTCTGGTAGACCGTCGCCACCAGCTCGGCCACGTCGGCCGAGCTCAACGGCGGCTGCCAGAGCCACCGCACCACGGCCACCTCGGCCGTGGCGAAGCCCGGATTGCCCGAGCTGTCGCTGTAGCGCCACTCGAGCTGCAGGCCCGCGCCCAGCTCAGCCACACCCGGCGCCGTCAACGTGGCCCGCATGGTCAGCGCCTTGACCGGGCTGCCAGCGTCGGGCACCGCTGGCAGAGCCGCCAACAGGTGCACGGTGGTGCCGTCGATCATGGCTGGCGTGGCCACGTAGGTCTCGCCGTCGCTCGTCACCGCGATCGGCTCGCCCACGCGAAGGCCTGCAGCGCTCGCCACCACCAGGGCCAGCACCGTGCTGCCGCTCAGCGCGATCGTAGTGCTGGTGGTCGGCAGCGTGACCACCGGGGTCTGCAGCTCGGCGCCGTCCGCACGGCGCAACACCAGCGTGGCGCTCGTCGGCACCAAGCCCGCGGGGTCCGCGTGCGTCACCACCTGGTTGCGATCGTACAGCAGCTCGAGATCCACCGTTCCCCCTTTGCGCAAAGGCCGACGGCAGGTGCCCTAGAGCTCCCACCGCCGGCACGTACGCTCCGCGCCCTCGGCTTAGGCGATGGTCGCCAGCCGCAGCCAGCCACGCACCGCGCAGTCACCGCCCGCGCCGCCGTTGGTGCCCACGAAGGTCACCGTCGAGCCGGCCAGCGTGTTGGCGAAAGATTTGTAGTTGCGCGCTCCGTCCATGTTCTTGTGCTCCTTGCGTCTTGGGGGTCGTTCCCGGCACCCGGCGGAAGGTGCAGCTCCCACCGCCGGGCGCCGGATCGGTCTGGCTCAGCTTACGGCACGTTGGCGCCGACGATGCCGAACTCGTATGCCTTGACGTAGAAGCTGGCGCTGAACTGGGCCACGAAGTTCACGAACAGGTTGTCCTCGCTCGGCAGCACCTCGATCATGGGCGGCTCGCCCAGCCAGATCCCACACGGGCTCTTGGACGTGTCGATCAGGAACCAGTCGTCCGGGTCGCTGGCGAGCGGGAAGATCACCGGATTGGCGAAGCCCTGGTTGATGTTCACCTGCAGGTTGTTGCTGGTGAACTGGCTGCCGAGCAGCTGGCGGGCCAGCTTCTCGTTGCTCGGCCCGACCACCAGGCACATCTTGTCGGCGCCGCCCTCGCCCATGTTCATGGGCAGGCCCTGTTGGTTCTTGTAGCCGCGCAGCAGGATCCGGGCCGCGTTCAGGCTGTTTTCGCTCAGCGCGTCCACCAGCAGGTTGTCCTGGGTGCCCGCGCCCGCCGCGCCCTGCAGGTACGCCAGGCCGGTGTCGAGGAACTTCTTTCCCACGCCCACCTGGCCATTGGCCGCGCCGGCCATCGGGTGCGCCAGCGCGAACAGCGACTCCAAGCCATCGAAGAACAGCTTGTTGATGTTCTGCGCCGCCGCGTTGGCCAGGCCCGCCGCGATGTCGCTCGCCGTGCTCTCCTGCAGCCACGCGAGCTGCTGGCGCGGCATGCGGTGCTTGAGCGCCCAGCCGCGCTGCGTCACCACCTTGATGCCGCTGGTCAGGTCGGTCGCGCTCACGCTCGTGGTCGCGCCAGTGACCTCGGTGGCGAAGCCGCCCGCGTTGGTGGCCATGAGCTGGGCCGAGCCGCCCGCATAGTCGAGCACCTGGCAGCACTCCGCGTACTGCTCGGTGGCCTCGGCCAGCGACTCGAGGAAGGTCTGTTGGGCAATCTTGATCACGTTGTCGAGGCTGTTCGCCATGTTGTCCCCCTGTCGTTCAGGTCGTCGTTGCGTTGATCAGCGCTTCTGATCAGCTGTCACGCGTTGCCCAGGATCACCTGTCCCGTGCGCGCCATCTCCAGCAGCTGCTCGTCGCGCTCCTTGCGGTCGTCGAGGAAATCGGCTTTGCGCTTGACCCAGACCTCACAGCCGAGCGGGTAGCCCACCACCTGGTGCTGCCCCTCGAGCTTGATCCAGCCCTTGGCCTCCCACTTGGCCCGCAGGGTGGCCTTGCGTCCCTCGTCCAGCGCGGGGTCGAGCTTGGCAGCCACCCAGCCATCGGGCAGGCCCAGCACGGTGCCCACCTGCAGCTGCGCTGCCATGCCCGCCGCTTTCCGCGCAGCTCGGGCCGCCTCCACCTTCTCGGCGCTCGGCATGCGCGGCCCCTGCACGGTGGTCGCGGTCTGCTGCTCGGGCGCCTCGTTCTTGCTCGCCATGGGTTCCTCCGATCGTGCGCAGAGTACGGCCGCGCCGCCTGCGCTGCAAGTGGTTGCTGTTGCTGCCGCCGCTACTGCAGCTTGCTCAGGTTGCGCTCGTTGATCAGCGTGCTGCGCTTCTCGCCGCTCAGTACCTTCTGCAGCGCCGTGCCCGCCTTGGCCTTGAGCTGATCGAGCGGGCTATGGGTCGTCGAACTCGTCGAGCCGGATCGCACCAGCTCGGGGTTGGCCTTGGCCCACTCCTCGAGCTGCTTGGCGCCCTTGGCGTCACTCGGATCCACCTGGGGCGCGAAGCTGCGGAACTTCTCGGCCACGCCCAGCCGGTCGAGTGCCAGGTTTCGCCGCTCGGTCACCAACTGCGACTTGGTGGCGTCGAGCTCCTGGCGCTGCTTGGCCAGTTCCTCGTCGCGCTTCTGCTCGGCCGTAAGCTTGCTCTGGCGTTCTTCCTCGGCCTTCTTGGCTGCTTCCTCGCTGGCCTTCTGAGCGTTGGCCTTCTCGGTCTCGCGCTCGGCCTTGAGCGCCGCAAGCTCGGCCTTGAGCGCCGTCAAGTCGTCACCGCCCTGGCCGCCCTTGTCGCCGCCGGCGCCACCGGCGCCACCAGCTCCGCCGCCACTGCTGCCACCATCCCCACCCTCGGGGGCCATGTAGATCCGCTGCTGCAATCGCATGATCATCACCTCGTGCCGTCGTACTGCCGCAAGATCGCTTGCAGCAGCTGTTGATCGCCCGTCGTTCCGAAGCCTTCTGCAGTTGCGCCGAGCGTGCGCACCAGCATGTTCTGAGACCAACGGCACACCGCCGCAGCCATCGCCTCGTTCTCTGTTTCCTTTGGTTGCACCACGTTCACGCCGCTGAACCGAAAGACCGTGCCGGCCTTGATCTGGTTGCGCACCCGCACCGGCCTGCTGCGTTGCCGCCCGCCCCTGGTCGTCGAGCTCTGCCGGGCAGCGCCCGTGCTCGATCCCTCAAAGTCGAGCACCACACTGCCGGCGCCCACGTTGCGCACCTGCAGGCCCTGCCACATGCCGCCGGTCACCCGGGAGCTGCCCGGCTTGGTGCCGGCCGCCTCGTGGAACGCAGCCGAGCTGCGGAACTCGGTTTGCTGCAGCCCGAGCAGCTGGGCGTACGCGTCCGAAATCTTGTACGCCTTCACCTTGTCGTTTAACGATTCCTCGGTGTTCTCGATCTTCTTGAGCTTGGCGCGCAGCTCACGGGCCCGCTTCTCGTGGCGCTGGAACACCGCCGCGCTCAGGGCCCTTTCCGTTCTGTCGTAGCTCTTGCCAAGCCGCTTCAAACTCTTGCCCAGCGCCACCTCTTGCTGGTAGCGCTCCACCGCCGTGGCCGTGTCGCCGCGCTGGCTCACCCGCTCCTTGATCTGCCGGGCCAGCGCCATGCCCAGCGCCATCGGCTGGCGCAACTGCTCGAGCAGCGCGGGGTCGGCCTGGGCCGCCTTGGTGTATCGCACCGTCACCGTGATCACAGCGCACCACCCATGCCCGCGTCGGCAGCACCCACGGCGGGGGCGCCGGGCGCAGTGGGCATCACGCCCAGGTCGCGGCACTCCTGCAGATTGCGCTTGATCTTGTCGAGCGCCGCCTGCCGCGTGATCCCGTCGCGGTCGGCCACCAGGTCAACAGGCGAGACCATGCCGAGCGCCACGCCGCTCTGCGTCGCCTGCGCCTCGTGCAGTGGGTCCACCGGCGGATCGTAGGTCGAGAACCGCAGCTCCACCCCCACGTCCTCCGGGATCTTCAGCGGGTCGGTCAGGTTGAGCACCATGGCCACCAGCTGCGCCAGCTCCTGCTCGGCCTCGACAAAGATCGGCTCGAACCGCGCCTTGGCTTCCTCGCGGTCGCGGGCGTCATACGCTCGAGCGCTCGCGGTCACCGCGGTGTTTACCTTCAGGAACGCGTCCGGGCTCAAATCGAACATGCTGCAGAGCAGCCGCAACCTGGCCTCGTTCCAGCCGGTGATCTGCGCCAGTGGCGGCTGGCCCTGTACGATGGTCAGCCGCGGGCTCGGCGCCGTGGGATCTGGGTTCACCAGCGCCACCACCTTCTCGGGGCCAACCTGCAATTCCTCGACTTGCTGCGCGATCTGCGCGTTCTCCAGAACCTTCTGGCCCCACGCCTGGGTGTGCACCAGCAGCTCGGTGTCGCTCTCACTCACGCACAGCGCCAGCTGCATGGCCAGCAGCGCCTCGTTGACCGGAGCCGCCCACCGGCCCGGCAACGGATCCTCGCTGCGCAGCACCACCAGCGGAATGCGTCCCCATGGGTTGCGGGTGCTGTTGCCGTACACCGGCAGCTTCTGGCCGTTGCGTTCCAGATAGATCTCGTCGGGCTTGAACTTCAGATCACCGTAGATCACCGTCTCGCCCTTGAGCTCGACCGGCACGCGCAAGGACACCTCAGTGGCCCTGCTCAGGTCGTCGGCCCGCAGCGGATCGCTCGTCTTCCACTGCACCTGCCACGGCTCGAACGCCTGCACGCGCACCTTGCCCACACCATCGGGCAGCACCGCCAGCACCATCGTCTGCTGCACCAGCAGCGCACGGTGCGCCTGGTGCAAGGCCCGGTCGATCTTGCTCGTCCGGTACACCGCCTGCAGCTTGACGAACGGATCCGCAGTCGGCGCCGCCGGCTGCACGAAGCGCCGCACCACCGGCTTGGCGTACAGGCCGCTGAGCTCGTGCGCGAAACGCTGCACCAGCGGCACGTAGCGTTCCTGCAGGCCCTCGGTGTTGGGAAACACCCGGGCCAGCTCGGCCGCGATGCTGCTGAAGTCTCCGCGCAAGAACTCGCTGAGCTGGCGGCTCTTTTTCTGGAACTGCCGCACCTTCAGGTTTTCGGATTGTGCGATGCTGATCAGCGGCATTGGTGAACCTCCGGGCGTAGTCTCCGCAATCAGAAGTGCGGGCGCAAGTTGCCATCTTTACCATCGATCGTCACACCATCGGGGCCAATGCCGTGCCGCCCCGGAAGTCGGCCGCCGTGCAGCTCCTTGAACCTCGACCCAGCCACCACCGCGTAGCGCAGCGCGTCCACCGCGTGATCGTGGGTGTTGTCCTTGGCGGGCGTGTCTGTCGGGTTGCCGTCGCGGTCCACCTGGTAGCGGTACGCCGCCATGCTCGGCACGATCCCGGCCACATCGCCGGTGAAGGTCCGCGGCAGCCGGTCGCTGAACACCAGCCGCGGATCGCCCTGCACCGGCGCCAGCATGTCCTGCACCATCGCGATACCTGAGCGCACGTACTGGTCATGCTTGCTCGTCAGGCTCAGAACCTGGCACCGGCGGGCGCCGTAGATCTGCCGCAGCCACACGTTTTCCTCGGGCACTGCCCGGTCGGCGCTGATCAGGTACGGAACCTGCCCAGGCATCAGCTGCTCGATCCACTGCTGCAGGTCGGCCCGGAAGTGCCCACGGCTCTCGGGCTTGCGCACCAGCTCGTCAGCCACCACCCACCGGCCGGCGGGCGTCACCTGCACCGCCACGGCCACCGCACGATTCAAGCCCCAGTCCACACCGATCACCCACTTGGCTTCCGGGTGGTGCTTGTGCGACCACGGCAACAGGTGCCGCTGCTCGCGGAATTCTCCGTAGACTGCCGACACCGGCCGCAGCGCCAGAGCCAGGATCTCCTGCTCGTAGCGCCTCACGCTCATGGCCGCCTTCCAGCTCTCGACCACGGCCCGGTCCAGATACGGGTTGTCGTAGCTCGTGGCCCGCGCCACGTAGAAGTCGGGCGCCGCCTCGAGCTGGCGATCCCGGAACAGCTTGGTGACCCCGCGCAGCCCGTTGGGGCTCGAGGCCACCGCGAAGCTGGGCCGCGGGCAAGGCACGCGAATGCAGCTTACCAGCGTCTCGTACACCGTCAGCTCGTCGGCCTCGCTCCAGCAAATCTCGTCGGCGTCCACCCACCCCAGGTTCTGGCCGCGCAGCTTGTCCACCCGCTCGTAGCCCTGCCAGTAGATCGTGCTGCCATTGTGCAGGTAGATCGCTTGGTCGTCGGCCGAGAAGCGCTTGATCCAGTTGAAGCCCGTGGCGTCTTGCAGGGTCTGCAGGTGGTTGCGCAGGAACGGCAACAGGTTCTTTTTCAGGTCGCGCTCGGTGCGCCCCAGCAGCGCACCAGGCACGCCCGGGTTGGCCAGCGCCTGCAAAAGCGCGTCGAGCGTGAGTGTCCAGCTTTTGCCCGCGCCACGCCCCCCCAAAAAGAACCGATTGCGCGATTTTGCTGTCAGGAACTCGGCTTGCTTGCGGTACGGCTTGAACACCGCCGCCAAGTCCAACTGCTGCATCAGCCCACCTCGATCGCGTCGCCGCCGGCCGGGGCGCGTCCACCAGCAGCCACGCCGGCGGGCAACGGCGCCGGCTCTCGGATCGCCGTGCTGTCCAGCGTCAACGCCAGCTGCACCTGCGGGCGCTCCTGCCCCTGCGGGCCCTTCAGTTGCAGCTCGGCCAGTCGGGCCGCCTGGGCGCCCAGCCGATCCATGCGCTCCAAGTAGGTCGCGGTGTCCACCTCGCCGCGCTGGTACGCCAGCTCGAGCACGCGCAGCTGGCGTTGCCACAGCACCGCAGCGTCAGCCACGCCCACGCCCTGAGCTGCCGCCGCCTCGAGCTCGGCCACGTCGGGCTGGTTGTCCCGGCCCCTGCTCAGCGCCAGCTGGCCACGGGGCCCGAACTGCTCGGGCAACGTCCGCTCGAGCATCCACGCTGCCGCCCGCCACGCGTCGCGGTCGTCGCTGTTGGCCTTGGCCACCAGCCGCCCCAGCCAACCCACGGCCCGAGCGCTGCGGGCCTGCTCGACCTCGCGTTGTAGCGGCTGGTATTGCGTGGCCTCGCTCTCCAGCCAGTTGTACAGCGTCTGCTTGACCAGTCCGGCATGCGCCGCTGCCTGCTCGATCGACGCACCCAGCCGGATCGCCTCAACTATTTTGGAGCGGATCTCTGGCGTGCACTTGGTCGGCCTGCCTGTCTGGCCGTTTCCTGCGCCACGGTTGGGTGGCTTGCGCTTGGGCTTGCTGTCAGCCATCGGCCCCCCTCGCGTCGGCCAGACGCCGATAGAAGTCAAGCGCCACACGCGAGCCCTTGCCCGCATGCTGCTCGTCCGTTGCTTGCTCGACGGCCGGCGGCTTGCCGTAGAGCGTGAACACCTGGGCGCCCGCCTGCTCGGCCACCTCGGCCAGTCGCTCGGCCGCTTGCGCCTCGGCTCGATCTCGAGGCTGCCGGGCTCGCGTGCGCACCAGGTTCACCTCGGTGCCGCCGCCCTTGGGTGGTCTACCTCGGCCCATTGAAGCCCCCACCCAGCGCGATCCCCACCAGCAGCGCCACGCAGCAGATCGCCAGCTCCCGCAACAGCATGATCGCCAGTGGCTCACCACACATCGCCCACCACCTTGTCGAGCTGCACCGCTGCCCACCTGGCTGCGCGCCCGGCGCTCACGCGGGCCGCCCATCCCGCTTTGCGTTGCGTAACTACGCACGCGGAAAAGAATACGTCCAAATAGTGCGGGGCGAGGCA